TCACGCGCGGTCGTGCTCTGCTGCCAAAGGGTCAAGTTGATGTCCAAAGAAAGCTCTTTAGTCCGGCGCTCAAGCTGCTTGTCGTACTCCGAGCGCTGGCCCAAACCAACCTTGTCCACTCTGTTTTGCGTACGGGAAACGCTGATGGACCGCGAAATAATTTCGCAGTTGTTCGTGCGCTTTACGCGAAGAGTATTGTCAGCCGCCGCATAGCTAGGCGTAAAACCTTCGCTCTTGCTATTGGTCAGCCTGCCAGCGTCCAGGGTGTCTTCCATCCATTGATGTTGGATAGCCTTCGCTTCCGCTTTGCCGGACATCGACAAGAGCGGAGTTTTTTTGTAGTTAATATCGCGTATAAAATCGGCTAAATCTTCACGATTGCCGGTTTGAGTCGCGGTATTTAAGAATGTTTGTGCCATTTGACCTTCCTCCTGTTAGCGGAGGATGTAAGTATCAATACTTCCCGAGATGTTTGATTTGAGAAAGAATATCGCCCTTCTTTTTGGCTTCCTCAAGTGTCACTTCTCTCGCTGCCCGTCCGTCGCGTTCGGAAAACTCAATCTCCTGCTCTTTCGCTTTCCGTTCTTCTTCTCTTTTCGCCAGTTCTTCGCGCATGGCTTTAAACTCTTTAAAAACGGATTTCGTTCGCTTTAAAGGGTTCATCTCCATATGTTCGACACGGAGGAGCTTGTTTAATTCTTTCTTCAAGTCCTTCTTGTCCATTTTCAGGGTTTCGGCTGAATCGTCTAGGAAGTCATCAACGATATCGGCGTAGAATTCCTTTTTGGCTTCTTCTTTCGCCTCTGATTTCGCCTCTGACTTTGTTTTCTCTAGCTTCTTCCGAAACGCCCGGTACTGAGCGTGAGTTTCAAGCTCATGTAATTCAGCGTCTAAAGAATCCACCTTATCTTCGAGCTTGGCCTTTTCAGCTTTTTCAGCTTGGGTCAATCGAAGCTTATCTTCTAGTTCCGCTAATCGCGCTTCATTGGCTTCCAGTTTTTCCGCAACGGCATCGTATTTCTTCCGGTATTCCTCAGCTCTGTTCTTGTAAGGAACCCCGGATTCGTCCACGTCTGTTAAGTCAGGTTTACCCGCCTGCTGTCGGGAAGACGCGGTTTCGTCGGACCCCTGAACCGACGCTTTTGTTAAGTTGGTTTTTTCTTCGGGCATTTTGATACAACCTCCTCCTACTGTCTGTTTCCCCGGTTGAACCGGGAAATTGGTAGACCACAAAAAAGAGGCTGCAAACGTGGGGTTATCCCATCGTTCACAGCCTCTTAGAACGGCTTGTGGCGGGAGTTCTAAGCTCCCTCATCCCGGAGGATCAATCCGGGGTTAATTTGAACGAACTACTTTAAATTGATACGGCCTACAAAGCTGGTATTCCTGTTCCAAACATCCGAAACGTAATCCATCACTCGCTCTAAAAAGGTCTTGTATTTTTCAACCAGCATTTCATTGATCGTTGTAAACTTCTTTAAATACTCGATCTGCCAGATGATTTGGTCACGCAATTCCAAATCCTTATTCGTCATGCGACTACGGTTTAACTTTTCAAGCTTCTTATCTAACCGCGCAATTTCTTCTTCGATTTCGAGCTTCAATACTTTCCAATATTCCCCGTCGGCGTTCTGCGCGACAATCTCCAACCGTCGGCGGTTCTCGTTTTCTTGTAACTTCTTCTCATCTCTCATTGCATTGGCTCAGGCGGCTGCTGCGTAGACGCTTGGCCTTGCATCGCCATTTCCGCTTGTTGCCGACCCATCACCATTTGCGTATCCAACAAAGCTTGCCGTTCCGCTACACTCATCATAAAAACCCGACGCTTGGCATCGTTCAAAGCTTTCTGGCCGCGCGGGTCTAATTCACTAAACGATTCTGAGCGCATGAACAATTCCAACTCAAACAAGTATCCGTCCGCATCAATGCCGGGCCTAATTTGCAAATCGTATTGACCCGACATTACGCGCTGGATAAATTCTTGAGGGCTATAGATATCGACGCTCTTGGGCCGAGAAATGATTGCTTCCAGATTTCTCTGGCCGCGAGCTTCGGCTAGAATCTTGGCGCACCTCCACCAATCTGCGTCGTTTTGCTGGACGCGAGGCTGCGCCATCATATCTAAGGCAAATTCAACCGCGCTTTGCTTTTCCATCTCGCGCTCGTTGATCGGGGAACCGCCAAATCCGAAATCAAACTTACCTTCAACCGCCAATCCAAATTTCATCGGATCGCTTGTTGGAAACAATTCTTCAAGGCTCTTAATGTCGGTGTATCCCAACACTTTCAGTTTCTTAGAACGATCCTCGTAGCGGTTGCAATATTCGTAGATGATTTCAACGGTATCTTTCCAACCTTTTTCAAAGCGAGAGAAAACAGCCCCAAACCGAATATCAGCGCGAGTCGTTCTAATCTGAGTTTCGCCCAACGTCCGGCCTGATCGGGTTTGGCCGCCGACGGTTACGTCAATCAATCCCAAGACCTGTTCAGCTTGAAACCACAACTCTTGCATCTTACGTTCGAAACCTCTTTCGACGGGTGGGACCGGCTCGTACTCGATCTGACTGCGACCCTTTTGATAAATGCCACCGGGAACGCGCTGCGCCCTGTTTTTCTCAAAGCCGCTCGTATCGTCCACAAACATCGCGGGCGCTATCGCGCGGTCAATCGCGTCGGTGTTTTGCTTATTGGCGTAATCAATATCATCCTGCAAACCCTTAATCTTTTCGGGTAAGCTCATAGCGTAGAATCGGCCCGGATTCTCATAAGCGGCGTACCGAGAATAAGGCCGAATACCTTCTTTGTTCTCGCGTAAACGATGAATGGTCCCGCCGTTTGGGGACCACCACACAATCAATTCTTTCGCCTTCATCGAATCTTTCGGGTAATACGTGCAATAGGTTTCGGCAATAAAATACAAGTCGCGGCGCATCCGCTGATCCATCGAAGTGCCATGCGCGACATCGCGGGCCATTGTTAATTGCTCTTGCGAAAGGCTAGTCGCAATACCGATTCCAGGAGCAATCTTATCTACGTCTTTATAAAACGGTTTACGTAATTGAAGGTCGTTATAGGTCAAGCCGATGATTTGCGTGACAAAATCGCATTGCTCGATTTTGAATCCCGACGCATCAATCGGTACATAAATATTTTCGATATCAACACTAGAAAGCAGAATTTGATTCTTGAGATTGCGGATAATCTTCATAATTCCCGTACCATGCAAGAACGTACGGAAAATATTGGAGTCCATCGGCGCTTCCATGTCGATTTCGTTATTGACCTTCCAGTTCAAATAGTTTTCGAGAATAGGCGCTTTGCGAATGTCCTCCACGCCCACGCCCCACACTTTTACGGGATCGCCAGCATCGGACCAAATGCTTGCTTTAATGTTGGCGTGCGCGGTATCTAACAGCGTCGGAGTCATCGGAACGCGGCTGTTAGAGGCTCCTTCCCACGGCCAATGACGAAGGGCTTCTTGCTTGATCTGATAATAAGCGTCGATATCATGCTTACGTTTAGCGATCCACCCGAATTCCTCTTTGTCTTTGATGGTTGACTGAAATTGCTGAATCAAATAGGAAACAAGCGCTTGCTCGTCAATTGTCGTGATATCGTTACGATCTTGAGGCGGGATAACGTCCATCGGCCCACCTTGGAGCGTTGGCATTTCAGGGTTTAAAATTCGTCCGGGCATCTCAGGCATTGGAAACCTCAAAGAAAATCACGGCATTGGCTTCGATGGTGTCGAAACGCGCGTAATTGAAACCCGCATCCGTGTAGACTTGATAAATCTTGTTGATGTCGCCCGCCGGAATATTGAACGACACCAATCCCGTCGCAATTTTGCGGAGCGCCGCCGCGAATTTAGGTTCATAGATAAATTCACACACCTTATCTTCATTCCAGAGATCGACGACGATGTAATCGAAAACAACATTTTTGGAATGGTACTTTACAACCCACTCACGCGCATCTTGCCCCTTTTGAAGATCAATCGCACATCTCGAAACGTTCCCATAAATCTTGTAAATCAACCGCTCTACAGTCTCACCAACGGAACCGAGAATTAACATATCTTCCGGCTTAAACGGCGGGATCATATGCGCGTGATACGTAAACCCAAAAGCCGTTTCAGGCGGGTTTAAAGATTGAATTGTTTCGCGTTTATCTAGAACTTCCAGTTTCATTTGGATTTCTTGGGCCGTCCCGGTTTTCGCCGCTGGTGCTCCAAAATCTCTTGCGGAACTTCAACGTTTAATTGAGCTTCGCCTTCCAGCTCTTCTTCAACAGAACTCGAAATCGGCTCAGGATCATGCGCCACCGCCACTACGTTTGCGTCTTTCACGATTTCTTCGATGATTTGAGGCGAAGGCACGTTTTCAACGGGAACACCCAAGGAAAGCAATCTAGGGCCGTTGCTTGCGATTTCAATCCAGCTCTTCCCGTTCATCAAAGCCGCCAGCGTATGCATAAGCTTTTCCATGTTCTTGCGATAAGTGACATCGCCCTTTAAAACTTGAGCGCGAATAACCGTCCGGTTTACGTTGTCTCGAATCTCAAAAGTTGCTCCCCAAACGTAGGGTTTAACCGGACCTTGCCATGTAATTGCTTGTTTCATAACGCTCCTCTTTTATGCTGCTCTAACCGGGATATAACTACTGCCTTCCCAACCCGCCCCAACTTCGGAGGTTCGCACGTAAGAACCGCGAGTAGGCGAGATTCGGTAATTCGTACTAACCGCCATATATCGGAACGCATCGGCGGCGTTGGAACTCCAATCGTGGTAAGGATGATTCAAATAGGTCTTGCGCTTCTCGTCGTAAGTCTTGTGATAATTCTTGAGCGAGTTTAAGCCGTCCTTGCATTTCTCTTGATCGAACCAACATTTAGAAAACACATTGCGAACCGCGTCAATTCCTTCTTCAATCGAAAGGCGCGGCGCGATATTGAAATTAATTCCCAGGCTCTTAGCGGTATCTATGCGCGTAACGCCTGTGCTGTACTCTTTGACTTGGATATCGTGCGGTCCCCAATGCTGGCCGTAGATATAGGGCTTCTCTTTCAGCGCCTTAATGTAGAACGGTAAACCTTGCCCGCTGCCTTCGAGAAAATCAATCACGCGATATTCCGCGCCAACATTTTGAACAAACCAAATCGAGTTTCGGTCATTTACGCCTAAATCCCAATAAGTGTTTACGGGAATGCGCGGCTCGTAAGGGACTTTACCAACGCGCCCATCGGCATAGGCTTGGATAATGTTGTCGGCGTAATAAGCGCCCGCAATCGGTACGGTGAAATCGCAATAATATTCCTGACGGAAAAGCGCGTCGTTGCCGTAGAGCCGAATGATTTCTTTACGCTCTTGGTCCAGCACGTCTTGCGGAATCGCCCTGGTTTGATCGACGGTTAAAAGCTCGCAAAACCAATTCTTGTCGTTCTTCGCAAGCTCGTAAATATCAAGGCCGTGATTCTCGCCGCGAGGTGTAAAAACGAATATCGCCCAGCCGTCATTTTCTGCCAGGATCGGTCGAATGAATCCCCAGGCGCGAGGGTCTTGCAAGGAATATTCCGTAAAGACGCAACCGACGGGGTTCGTGCCGACGATAGAATCAATATTGTCCGATCCGACAACCTGAAAAAGCGAACCATTTTTATACTTCAACTTCATTTCGGTGTCGTTCGGTTTACCGGCCAAAACTTCTTTCGGGAAATGGTCGAGAAACTTTTTCCCCTCTTTATCCATTCCGTCCCAAAGGACTTTGCGGCCCTGGTTGTACGTCGGGAAAAAGTAGTAGTAATTGCCGACGCGTTCTAGCATCTTCTTCGCAATAATGTTGATGCAAGTCTTGTCCTTGCCGCTTCGACGGTGGGCGACCCAAACCGCGCGTTTACATCCGCCATCCATCGCTTTCAAAAGCGATTGCTGGTAAACCCGAGGCGAGTAATTGACCGGCACGTTAATGACCATCTTTGGTCCAAGGCTTATCAGCCGCGTAATTGACGACGTTAACCGTCAAAGGCCCGCCGTCTTGTCCCGCGTGTTCCATGACCTGTCTAGGTTTACCGGCAATATGGTGGATAATGTCATTGGCGGCGGCCCGCTGTTCTGAAATCGGCGCATCGGGATTGTCTCGAATCTCAATCAACTTATCGAGCGACCTTTCCGCTTCAAATATTTTCTTGGCGTACCAATCGTTTTTAAGCAAAGTCACAAGCTTCGGTTTCCTGCCCGATCCTTCCCGCTTCCCACCCCGCGCCCTGGTTTGATCGTTTAGCATGGGTCAATAAACGAATGGGCGACCCTTGCGAAGATGAACGCTATAAAGCGACATCCCGCCAAAGGTGTAGCCGTTGTCTCGGAGGGTTTCTAGGTATTTTTCGTAGCGGTTGTATCGGGTTTTAGCGGATTCCTTTTCGGCAAGATAATCGTAGGTCCGGTCAGGCGTAGAGATAGCCGGAACGGTGACATCGGTGTAATTGTCTTTGCGAAACGGGTTAAATTTCATCTGAAAATTGGGCCGGAACGGAAGCGATTTAGGCAAAAGGCCAGTTGATGTTTTCTTCCGTCCGGCAAAGGAAAGCCCGGCCAAGGTACTCTCCGCTAAAACGGGTTGAGAGTTATCGCCTTGGCCGGGCTTAATGAGGTGTGACTTGAATGAGGGCTACAGTTTAATTATATCGGCTAGACCTCGTTTGTGGTAGAGTGCAATTTGGGGCAATTTGGTGCAGTTTGAATTTTAGGTTTACTCGTACAATCTCCCATCCAAAATTCTTTTAGCTTTCGATCTCCAGCGCTTCACGCTCAATGGGCTGCGAAATAAATCTTTCGCTACTCGGCAATCGAATTGCTTGATGCTCTCCTTGTTCCCGTTCTTTAAAAACCGCCGATATTCTCCGACGAACCACCGAAACATCGTATCGCTTCGCCTGTTAATTGCGTGTCGCCTCCCCGTGATAGAATGGACGACTTTGCTTTCTCTCGCCTACAACCCTTCCCGCTCAAAGTAATACGCTTCGAGCATACAATCAAAAACCTCGCGTGATTTCGGCATTTGCTCCAATCCCTGCATGAGCTCGTAATAGATTTCTGACATTGCCATTTTGACTTCGTGATCGCCGCGCCACCAGGTCATGGCATTTTCCTTGATTCCCAATCTCTAACCATCCGCTCAATGAATCTTCGGTTTGCATCAACTAACGCTCGGTCATATTCGTAGAGCGCAATCAAATAAGCATCTTGTGCTATTGATATTTTCCGACTCAAATAAAAATGTGTCGCCGCAAACCCCAGGACCGCGCAAGCGAGGAGGAGGCGCATTATTCCCATTTTGCAATCTCCCATTTTTTAAAATTTAATGTACGCGATATTGTCCCTTCGTCGGTAAAGACATAAATCCAATGCTTTGATACCCAAACTTGTGCGATAAGATCATCATTCCGATGATTACATTTGCAATCGTTACCAATTGTCTTAAACTGATTTTTAATCGGTTCTGGATTTTGGATTCTGCATCCCGCCAACAAAGCGAGTCCCAGGAAGAGGGGGAGACGCATTACTGGAAATCCTTGCACTTAATTTTGGCGATAATCCTGTCGCCCCTGCGCGTTCGTAATTCAGCTTTCGGGCGCATGACTAACCCTTCGGCTGGAAAGCCGCCCCATGTTGAAGTAATACCCATTTGCGCTCGCTTGCAAGCGTCCGCTAAAGTTCCTTCGCCAATAATCGGAACAACCGCAACTCCAAGTTTCTTAGCGACATCTTCCACGTTGTGACGCTCAAGCCACCAATCGCCAACGCGCACATCAAACAAAACAAAATCTACGCCGTTTGGGTTATAGTTACCGCCGCCTTTCTGAATCCTTGCGCCGTAGCCTTCGCCGTAAAGGCAAACGCCACCTTCGGGAAAAACCGTTTGCATGATCCCAGGCGTGAAAAGAGATTGAAGCTTTTCAATTAGCGGCATCGGCATTTGTGCGTTGTCGGTTTTGCCGTTAAACCGCAAGGCGGGTAATTCCCACATTACGCGTACGTTCGTGCCGTCCACTTTTTCCGTGAAGACCCAGGGATTGTCTTTGAGAAATTCAAACTCCGGCAACGAATAGTCGCCTTCAATGATCTTGCGCGTCCGCTCATCCCGCTTAAATACCGTGTTGATCTTGTGATACTCTTTCAATTCCCTTCCTCCTCGACTCTAATATGCGCTGCAAATTGGGAGGCGGCGGCTCGACTCTCACGAACTGGATAGCTAGCCTCTATTCACCGAGTATCCCACAGCTTTCGCCGCGCCGCCTCTCTTGCTTTCGGTTATTCTTTCGAACGCTCCGGCGCATGAATCACCGAGCCATCACGCGCGATCTGCTCGTCACGGATCGCTTTTCCCGTCCACATATAGGCGATCTCCAAATACGTTAAAACCAGGCTCTGAGCGCGTCCGGGTTTAAGCTGACTCACCAACTTCTCGACGGCTTCAAATGCGGCCTTCATGTCCTCTTGCTGGCGTTGCGCTTGCTCGTCATATTTCACATAACTGAAACGGCTGTTTGCTGCTAACTCTTGTGTCTCTGGCATTCGCGTCCTCCCTCTTTTAATTCCCCGAGATTGCGGCGGGGTTATTTTATTTCGACTGAAAATGTCAGCATCAGAGCAATGAACGCAAAGCCAACTGCGACTATCATTTTCCCGACAACCACTGCAACGATGCAGCCGATCCAGGGAAAACCAACGATGATAAATAAAGCTAAAACTCTTTCCATCACCCATCCCCCAAAACTTTCTTGACTCGCGAGAGCGCGAATTGGGCTTCTCGATTTGTGCGGAAGCAATTGCCGAAGTTGTATCGGTGTTCGCAATCCCAATCAGAATTAATAAACTTGCCATTCCATAGCGTTCCTTGCGCTGAAATGTACCAATACTTTTCACCTACTTTCGGCTTCCACTTTTTCTCTCGGCTCATCGGGCGGGGCTCCTTTTTGGCAATTTGCGATAGAAGTACGCGAATTTAGCGAGAGCAATAGCGGTTGACCAGCCGATTAACAAGCCGTCTTGCTCTTTGATAAAGCGCGTAATTTCAGCGGCGACATCTTCAAATTCCTTGTCGTTATTGATCTCAAACATCCCCGCGTCACCGCTCGCCTTTCTTTTTGATGGCATTTGCGACATCGCCAAGCTTCACGGCGATACAGACGCAACCAATGAGAATATTAATTCCAAGCATGGAAATTGCCGCAGCGATCACTTTCCCTCCTCGACTTTCTCGGCTGCGGGGGATTCGATTAGTTCGTCACAAATGACTTCAACTCCCACGATTTGGCGGCTGCTATATGCCGATCCTTCATTGATCCATGCTTCCAGTTTAGGACAAGATGCTTCGAAGGTTTTGAACGCAATGTAAAGCTGTCCGTCTTGGATATGGACAACTTCATTCGTGTCGGTTTCCTTGCAAATTATTCTTAGCATCTACCCCTCCCTTGTTTTCGCCGCGTCATCGGGGGCGGCGGGCTTCAATGGCACCAATGCGTCGAGCATCAGCCTGGTCAAATACGAAGCAATTCTTGAAAGCGACTTTCGCCGCGTTCGCGCCAAAGCTTTCAACTTCGAGTATGTTTCCTGATCGAACGAAACTTGCACGCGAATTTCCTTCACGCTTTCGCCCCAGGATCGCGCGCGGGGAGTTCTGGAAAGCCATTGAGCGCAGC